AGGGGAAGACTCAGGCCCTACAATTGAAACGCAAGAACCCAAAACACCAGTTAAAACTACGGCCTCATCAACAATTACAGTGGTCATTCCGCCAGCAAAAGAAGATGATCTTATTGTTGCGTAAGAGTAATCTGATACATTGTTGTCAATTCTAACCCTTCTCCCTGCCCCGTATTCTGCGGTGAAATTCCCATTCACTCTGAAAGATGCTGATGAAACATATTCAGCAGGAAGGCAAACATTCCACTCTTCAGCCTTTGCAGCGGTAACTGGGTCAGAAGACCAAATTTCATTATCTTTGTCATCCTTGAGAACCATTTTGTAAGAACCATCCAAATAAACATCTGCATAGCCCTCGCCGTTAAGGATCACTGGGTTAGTGTTTTCAACAACCTGGTCTTCAGACTGGTATGTTGGTTTAGGTACATTTGTTCTAGCCTGGTAAGTGTAAAGCTTGCCGAAGGCCAGCGGTTTGCCGTTACGGTCCCAAGCGTAAAACTTAGGGCCAATCATTGATACAGCCATGTGTTACTCTCCTATTAAATAATGTTCATTATAACGTGCTAACCTTATTGGGAAAGATCGCTTTCAACTTGTTCCAGGGCCTTGTTAGCCTGCTCATAGAACTGTGCAAGAGCATTGTTCTTCTGCTGGTACCAGTTTTCTATTCTCCTTTCCTTCTCATCCCTGGTCAGGTCCGGGTTGTACTTGATTGCTGCAAGCACCGTTTCCTGGTCCTTGAATGCACCATCAATCTGTCTAAAGGCGTTATCCATGCTGATAAGCAACTGATTAACCTTGTCGGCTGAAAAGTCTTTCATTGGCTGCTGATCGCGTATTGCTTGTGAGGTCAGTAGGTCAAATGCAGACTTGGCGCCGGCTGCCTTTTTCTTCAATTCAAAATAACCTTCAGTCCATTTTGTTCGATAAGGAACACGTTGCCCCTGGAATTGATAGGTCAGGTAGTCAATCGGCTCTTTAACGAATGGACGCGGCCCCCACTCTTTTTCATTCCACAACAAGGCTTCACTGCCATCTGAGATATATGCCTCAACATAACGCAAGTAGCCTTTCATGTAATGCTCAGCCACCAATGGCGACACTCCAAGCGCTTCACCAAGATTGCGGTACAGTTGCGGCGTGCGTTCAGTGAATTGATACTCATTAGGAACGTGCATCAACCTCTCAGGAACAATAGGCGCGCCTGTGAACTTCTTATTCCTGGCCACCTCAATCATTGGCTGGAATATGCCAGGGTAATCACCAACACCAAGCGTATTAGCAAAGGTCCATGCCAGCGTCTGCGCTGCCTCTTTACCATCACGCTCCTTGATATAGTCAAGGCTAACTTCTGGTATGGTTGCGAACAAATGCCCTATATCGTATGGACGCGGAATTTTAAGAGGCTTCTCTGCACCAGGAAGGAAGATCCACCAGAAGCGTGCCTTTTGGTCTGGCGTCAATGCCTGGTACCGGTCATCATCCTCATTTAGCAACCACAAGATCACTGTCATAAGAGTTAGCACGCCACCAGCCGCCAGGAATCGCACCTTAGCATCATCAAGTTTTGCCAGGTTGCTACCCTTCATTTCACCGCGCAATTCAAATATCTCTCGCGCTGTTTTATCCAGGCCCTGAATACCGGCATTCATAAACGGAACAGTACGAAGGAACTTAGCCCACAACTCATTGCGCCCCATCTTGCTAAAGTCTGTTGCAACTTCCCTGGCCTCCCATGCAGCCTCAAGCGCGTTCTTTCCAGCTTGGCGGCCACGGCGATAATCACCAAGGCGACTACCGTACTCAAACGCACTAGCAAAGCGGTCATAGCCAGCAAGAAACTTGGCTGCGGTATCCCACATATTTCGGCTTGGCAGATCAAGCTGCCTGCGCTTTCTGGTTTCCTCTGTTCTTGCCTCGATACGGGTACCATAGCCACCACCATGCAAACGAAACTCACGATAAAGCTTGGTGTGGAATATGGCGTGCCCCATACCAATCAAGGTATCCCACACTGGTATGAACTTGTTTTTGCTGATCACAAAGGCGCTCAGTGTATCGCGCACAGCGTTTGGACCAAGGAACTGAAGCATTGACGTTACAGTGCGAGTTTGCAGGTTCTTCACGCGGAACATGGCATTAAGCAACGCGCCAGACTTAAATCCTCTCATACCGGTTAGCATATCCACCAGCAACGGATTGCGAACCTCAAACCAGGTGCGCTTACCATCAATGATGGCACTATCAACGTATGTTTCTGCTGTCGTTGGCTTGTGCCCAAAGGTCCAGAAGTTAAGCAGATCAGGGTTAGACTCAAGAGCCTGGGCAATATCATCAACATCAGTGATCTGCGCATCAGGATCGCCGGCCATAATCATTCCATCTTTACTTACTGTTAGGCCAACATCAGCCATGGCTTCAGCAATTTTTGCTGCCATCTGAGTTTGCTCGACCTTAACCAGCTTGCTATCTGGCGACAACTTAACAGCAAACAGTGATCCATCCTGGCTAGTCATAATATCCCGGTATAGCGTCTGCTTCGCCCTGGCAATCAATGCCGCCCTGATATTTGAATAAAGGCCCTCAACAATGTTTTCAGCAATATCTCGCACGTTCTGAGTGCCGCCACTCAATCGCTTGCCGATTGACGTTGTGCCAGCCTGATCACCATCTTCAAGGCGCTCTATTACCCGGTGGAATGGAACATAGTTTTTGTTGGCATCAGCAAAGGCTTGCTTCTGCTTCCCATCAATCAGGCCCATCTGCTCGTAGAAGTCCAGCATTCGCTTGTTGAACTCCTGATACTCCTTGAACACATCACGGAACTCAGGGTATGTAACACCAAGCTTTAACCCGGCCTCAATCTCTTGCTTTGTGAACAGCCTTTCACGGCCCTGCTTCATAAGCTCATTTGCCCGGCGAGCCTTGAAGTAATCCATAAGCAGGTCAAAACGCTTCCAACCATGTTTTGATACCGGCCAAAACACCTGGTTAAGCCCCTTTCCGTTAAACTCAAAGGTTCCATCTTCAGCAAGTGAAGGCGTGCCATCTTTCAGGATTGCCTCATGTAACGACTCTGCACCATTTATAAGCTGGAATTGCTTAAATGGGCTCAACGCTGCATCACGAACCTCACCATGAAGCGTGCGCTCAACAACCTTGGCCGCATGGATCTTATCAATCACTTCCTGGCGATAGCGCTCAAGTGGGTATGACTGCATGTATTGAATGATCTGTTGTGACTGGCTTAACTCTTTACCAGACTTGGCACGCAACTGAGCACGCGCACCTTGCAGGTACCATCGGTGCATTTCATCCTGAAGCTTGATCATTTTCTTATTAAGCGTTGAATCTTCAGCAAGCACTTGCTCAAAGCGCTGAGTAAACAAAGGTGCCGCCGCTTTTGCCTCTGAGTAATTGGTAAGCCATAAGCGCACGAACTCAGCAAAGCCTTCTTTGTACTTCAGGTTCTTTTGGCTGGTGTAGCTCAGGCCGGCAACCTCATCACGATACTTGGTGTCTTTGTATGCCCTGGTAAAGCGCTTGTTGTAGCGGTAGTGCATATCAAGGTAGTGAGCCATTTCATGCGCCATAACCTCAACATCATCGTAATTGGCAACGCGAACTTCGCTGTTGTTCTTGCGGTAGAAGCCAAGTTTTGACTTCCCCTTTACCTTGCCCTGGTAAAGCCTTGGCCCGATAATATCTTCCACCATCACACGCACACCTTCACGGCGCGTTGGGCTTTCTTCCGGTTTCAGCTTTACAGAACGATTGCCAATAGCGAACTCATCACCTTCAGGCCGTTTTGGCACGCCTGCCTGGCGATATGTTGGACGCCAGTTAGGCATTGGAACATCAGCGCCAGCGTTATACATCATGGCGCTTGTACCGTCCTGTTCAATCTCCTCCTGGTCCTTGTTCTTTGGTTTCAGCTCTGCAATAACTAAGGCATGGCGCGCCTTAACCTTTGCGAGCTCATCAGCCTGTGACCAATCAGCAATCTGCCATTCAAGGTCTGGTATATCTCGCTCAGCTTGCTTGATAAGCTCAGCTTCATTCTTGGCATCTGCACTAATGCGCTTCACTGTGTTGGTAATTCGCATAGCTAAACCGGTAGGATCAGCTTCAGCAATATCTGGAATGTCTACCTGATATTCCTGCTCACCCTCTATTGTTATAACGAACTCGGCACCGCTGATATTATCCAGGCGCAACTTAAAGCCGGCATACTCGCCAATAGCCTTTGTTTCCTGCCCTGCATCAGCCATCTTGTTTGCTGCCGCAAGCAATTCCTGTCCAGCCTCCTTATGCTTGTCGTACTTACCGCTATTGATCGTGATAGCAAAGTCTTTTGGCGCCTTCTCTGCCTGCTTTGCGTCACGCGTAAACTTCAGCATTCTATCCTTGCCGGTTTCAATGCGTAGCTTCAGGCGGCGCACCTGGTCACGAATACGGAACTGCTCGCGGTCATGCTCATCTTCAAGCTGTTCAAGCTTTCTGATTTTCTGGCGCAAGTCCATTTCTTCCAGGATAAGAGGATTACCACTTGAAGCCGCTTTCATTTCAGCTGCGTTACTTGCTTCACCGCCAACGTCCTCAATTTCTCGCGTCTTTGTATTGCCTTTACGGACCTGCTCAATGAATCGCGCCTTGGTTTCAATGGTCTGCCACATACGGCTATCAAGCGTTTGCTTGGTTGCATAGCGGTTAATCTCCACCTCAAACCCATCAGGATCGCGCTCATACAGCTTGTTGCCCTGGCGAATAATACGGCCTTCACGCTGCTCAAGGTCTGAAGGTCGCCATGGTGCGTCCATGTGGTGTAGAGCAACTAGGCGCTCTTGCACGTTCATGCCTGCACCCATCTTGGCGGTAGAACCAAACAGCACACGAATACGGCCACTACGAACCTTGCCAAACAATTCTTCTTTCTGAAGCTCTGTATTTGCATCGTGAATAAATGCTATCTCCTGCTCAGGAATTCCCTTATTGATCAGCTTCTGGCGCAAGTCATCGTAAACACTGAAATCACCATCAAGCGCTGACAATTCATCAGGGCTCATCTTGTCGAGCTCATCCTGGGCGCGCTCATCACCTTCATCTGCTTTTTCAATCAGATCGCGGATTCTTGCCGCCTCTTTTGCCTTAGCTCCTTTCGGTGTGCTCAGATCAATGAATACCAGCTGCGCGCCTTTGTCTGCACTCCACTGGTCATAGATGCGCTTAATGTTGTCTGCCGCCTGGTTTACCTTGCTGCCTTCGTAGTCACCGTACATGGCCGGGTCTATCATGCGCATATCAAGCGCTGCCTTCCTGGCGTCACTCATGATCTTCAGCATGTTATCCGCGCCCTTTTCAGGCTTCTTAGGCAAGTGCTCAGCACGCCAAACAAGACTTCCTTCCGGGTATGACTCGCGGCCATTCTCATCAGTGACAGGCTCACCGATATAAGCGGCCTGATCATCACTGCGAGTAACCACAACATTCTGAGGCTTGCCGCCTTTAACCTTTGGCACTGGTAGGCGCTTGCCCTGGGCTGCCAACTGGCGGTTAATGTCATCACGGTTGATAACATCACCAAACGATAGGTAGCGCTGCATAAGCTCAGGGATATTCACGAACTTACTGAAGCGGCTGTTTAGCTTATAGGTGCCTGAAGGTGACAACTCCCAATCAGTAACAACCTCGCCATACATGCGCGCCCATGCGTCAAAGTGTGCAATACCCTGGTCCTGTAGCGTCTGGTAATCCAGATAACGCTGCATGGTGTACATTTCAGCCATGGTATTGCTGATCGGCGTACCGGTAGCAAACACCACGTTATTGCCACCAGTCTTTTCCAGGACAAACTGAGTTTTCATAAACAGGTCTGCCGCCTTCTGGCTGCCTTGCGGATTGCCAAGACCGGCAACGCGGGTCATGCTGGTGGCAAAGCCAAGGTTCTTAAACTCATGCGCTTCATCCAGGAATAAGGCGTCAACACCAAGCTCGCCAAAGGTTAGGTTGTCATCCTTGTTTTCTGCATCAAACAGTTTCTTCAGCTTTTCCTGAAGGCGCTCTTTCTGCTTCTCAATCTGCTTAATGCTTCGTGACTTCTGCCCATCCTGGGCCCGGATATTCTGGATAGCCTCATCAATGTCACGGATCTGCTGATTGATAAAGCGCTCCTGGAACTCCTTATCCATTTCCACTTTTCCAAACGATGAGTGAGCAACAATGACAGCATCCCAACCACCGGTAGCAATACGCGCAAACAGGCGCTTGCGGTTGCCTTTCTCAAAGTCTTTCTTGGTTGCCGCCAGCACATTAGCGCCAGGGTAAAGCTTGGTGAAGTCCTCTGCCCACTGACCAACAAGGTGATTAGGAACAACAAACATAGGCTTTTTAGCTCTGCCCATGCGGCGCATTTCCATAGCGCCAGCAATCATAGTGAACGTCTTACCAGCACCTACAACGTGATCAAGCAAGGTTGTGCCAGACTGCACGATACGCCAAACTGCATTGGCTTGGTGTGGGCGTAACTTGATAATGTCGTCACTGACCTTTCCAGGGAAAGTAAGGTGCGAACCATCAAACTCACGCAAGCGATCGGTGTTAAATGTGTCGTTATAGATTCTAGTCAACCGACTACGGCGCGCATCGTCCTGCCATACCCAACGGCGAAACTCAGCTTTTAATCGCTCAACCTTTTCATTGGCCGCATTGGTAGCTGCCTCATTCACTCTTGTTGTGTTTTCGTCAATACGATCACGCACAACAATCTGCTTTTGGTTTGCAGCCGCTGCCACAATATCAGTCACCTGAACACGGTCAGTACCCCAACGCGAGCGCGCTGCCTCTGTAGGAACCCCATCAATAGACCATTTAGCATTGGTCGGAATGTACACGGCCTTGCCGCTTTCATTGCCAAGCACATGATCCACAAAAGACTTCATATCTTCACGCGGCAACCAATGAGCGCCGGGCTTAACATCAATATCAACGGCCTCAATATCCTCAGGCTGTACAGACTCAAGCGCCTGCACGTTGCGCTTATACTTACCATCTACCTTGGCAAGCTGTCTTGCCTGGGCAAGCTTCTGCTTAACATTGCCACTAAGGTATTGGTCACGCGTTTCAAATCGGCCAGGCTCAACCTCATAAACAAGATCACCAAGCTCATTGGCAATGTATCCTGGTGTCTTGTTGTAAAGCTTCGCCATGTAATCCATATCAATGGCGCCATACTCTGAAAGGCTCGCCGCCATTGCATCCTTGGCGGTTGCCGCTTTGGTAGGCGCTTTATATGGTGACTGAGTGCGCTTGAAGAAAATTGCCGCCTTGCTTGCACTTGGCTTGCGCGATTGCTCACCGGTTTTCTTTGCCATTGCAGGCGTAATGCCTTTATCGAATGATTCTTCCAGTGCTGCAATCTGCGGCAAGGTAGGATCATCACGGAACAAACGCTTGTTGGCATCTGAGTTTATTGGCCCATGCGTTTTAACAAACGCGTCATACTCGCGATTAAGACGCGTGCGCAACGCGTCAAGGGCCGCATCTTTCACACCTTCAGTAAGCTGGGCCTTTCTTAAGTCCGTGAACACATCACGAATCTTGATCATACCCTCAACACGCTGGCGTGCTTTATCGCTTGCAAACTCAACCGGCTCAGCCTGAACATTTCCAAGCTCATTGTCCTGGCGAACCATTACCTTGCCGTTATCCATGAACATGCTACCAGCCTTGACGTTATCAACGCTGGTGGATAGCTTCACTTCTTCTTTTGCTGGTGCCGCCTTTGACTCTGCCATAATCCCTTTTGGTAACTTAGCCAATGCCTCACGCAACAATGCGACAGTGTCCTGGCCTTCACGCGCAACAAGCGCCGGGTCATTAGGTCCATACATTGATCCGTATGCACCCCACTCACCAAGCATCATGTCGGGATTCTTTACAAAGTATTCATTCAGTGGTGTTTCAATGCCATTGGCGTCTTTCACTGACTCAGTGCGTTTCCATGAAGGGCCTTTACGCGGCGTGCCTTCCTCACGCTTCTGAAGGAACACAATATCAGTGGTAACTTCTGTGCCGGCATTTTTCAGGAATGCGTTATTAGGCAATCGGACTGCGCCAATGAAGTCTGCACGATTAGCCATATACTCACGCGCCGCCTGATTACTTTGACCATCCATAAGGCGGTTAGACACAACCATTGCAAGCACGCCGCCAGGCTTCAGGCCGTCCAGGCTTTTTGCAAAGAAGTAGTTGTGAATGCTGAACTTAGATAAGTCTTTACGCTTACCGTCATACAGCTTCTGACTACCAAACGGCGGGTTCCCTATTGCCAGATCAAAGTAACCATCAGGCATAGTGAAGTCTTGGAATCCCATTGGCGTTTTAATGTTTGCGCTTGGGTAAAGGTGTGAGGCAATCCCGCCTGTAATATGATCAAGCTCTACGCCGGTGATCTGGCTCTTTCCTCGAACACCTGCCGGCATCATACCCAAGAAATTACCAGTGCCAACCGAAGGCTCAAGCACTCGACCACCAGAAAAACCCATATCCTTAACAGCCTTCCAGATTGAAGTAACAATCTCTTGGCTTGTGTAGTGGGCATCCTGAGTACTTCTGCGCGCCGCATCATATTCAGCATCGGTAAGTAACTCTTTAAGCTGTGCCGCCTCTTTTTCCCATCCCTTTGATACTTTTCCTGCATCACCATAGAACGCTTGAGGAATCCCACCCCAACCAACATAACGCGCAAGCGCTTGCTGTTCTTCTGGCGTTGCCTGGCGCCCTTCAGCCTCAAGCGACTTCAGGATCTTGATTGCTTCAAGGTTGTTCTTGAATTTAGTTTTCTGGCCACCTTCACCAATTCCCATATCTGGCGTAATGGTAAACATCTTGGCCGAGCGATTATCTGCACGCACTGCCTGTTGAGTTGTTTCACCTGCTGGCGTTGGCGCTTCTTCTGCCGTCTTTTCCTCAGCCTGGATTAACTCTGCATCGCCTCTTGATACTGGTCTGCCTGCATCACTCGGCTTTTCATCTGCAACGCTTCCTGGTACATCGGTGCCGCGCTGCTCGCCTCGTCCGGTTCGCTCTGCTCCGCTGGTGGAAACAGGTGATTCTCCCTGACCATCTGGAACGCCTCGTCCGGTTGATACCCCTGGTTCTCCAATTCGCTCACCTCGACCAGCGTCTGCTCTGCCGCTTGCTTCAGGGCTAAGTCCAGCGTCCCCTGTTTCTTCAGCGCCTGGTACTTGTTCGGCTGGAACTCCTGCCAGTGTTTCTTGGCCTGGCTGGTCCAATTCTGTAGGTTCATTGGTTTGCTCCTGGTTAATTAAACCTCTCAACTCACCAACACTAATTCTTAACTTTCGCTCGCCTATTGTGTCGGGATTCTTTCTAACAGTAACCATGGCGCCATCTGGCATATCACTTCTTATTTGCCCGATAGTTTCCAACATATCACCGCTTTCAGTTTCTACCCTTCGGCCACTACCTATACTGCCACCTTGCTCACCAATGGCCGCTTCAATTCCTCGCAACTTTTCCTCAAGGCGGTCGTCAGTAACTGTTCCCTGCTCTTTTATTTTCGCTTTTACCTGATCCCTTAGCTTGGCAAGATCATCTTGGGTCAGTGCATCGTCAATTCGCTCAGCGGTATCTCCCATAGGAATATTCTCTGAGCCGCGCTTTCCAGGCTCTGAGGCAATTTCACTAGGCTGCTGTTGCTGTGTTGGATCAGGTACTCGTCCAGGCTCTTGGCTTCGCTGCTGCTGATCACCTTGTCGTTCAATGCCTGCTGTATCCACTCTTGCATTTTCTTCACTCCGCTTCTGGTTGTACTCCTGAATTCGGTTATCACGAATGAAAACACCACCATCCTTTTTGAAGGCATAAGGGTCAATCTCTTTGGCTTGATCCAGCGTCATTTCACGATCAATGACGCCAGTTAATTCCTTTCCGCGCTTGGTTGTGTGTTGAACTCTCTCAACGCCTTCGCCATAGACTGGCGCCGCATCCGTTGGTTGTGCTTCATCTTTCGCTTGTTCTTCAGTTGGCGCTTCTTGCTTGGGCTCATCTTTGACCTGCTCCTTAGCTTGTTCTTCAACAACCACTTCCTGAGTAGGGACCTCAAGCGGCACATCAATATTCTCAGGCATTGCCTGCTGCTTCGGTGCGTAGTCAACCACCGGGGCCGGCTTAACTCCGCGCTGTTCAAGCTTTTCAGCAACAAGTTCTGCCATGCTCTTACGTTGTGCTGGCTGCTGTTGCTGCTGTGCATTTGCAGGATCAAAAGCCTGCGCTGCTGCCTGCTCTGCCGGTGCAAACTGAGTTGCCTCAACCTGCTGATTAAGAGCAATACCAAGCTGGCGCTCTGGCGCGTTAAGTGCCTGGTCAATCTTCTCTTGAGCCTTAACGACTGGATGAGCAACACCGCTCATCATTGGACCAGCAAGACCACCGATAATACCGGCATCAATGAGGCGCTGGCGCGCTTCTGCCCAAGTCATATCCGGGTTAATCATCTGCTGATCAAGTCCGGTTTGAATGGCCTCGGTTAATACTTCCTGGGATGATTCTGCCAAGGCCCCTTTAAGTACGCGCTTAAAGAAGTTCTGACCTGGCTTCATGATCACGCTAAGCGGAATATACTCAGGGATTGCTTCTGCTGCCGCATTGGCTACTGCGTAGAATTGCGCTTCATCTGGCGATAATCCTTGCTCACGGCCTTCAGCATACGATTGACCACCTACCTGGCCGGCCATTAAACGCATACCTACACTTGGATTGCGAGTTAGGATACTGCCAAGCAATGCAGGCCCCATTTCAGCAACGCTACCGATAGCCGCGCTACCGTAATAAGCGGCGCTTCCTGGTTCAGCGTTTACTGGCTCCATAGTTTTCTGAGTTTCTTCACGCCAATACTTGGCAAAGCCAGCTATCTCATCAGGGTTGATAATGCCCATATCAGCAACCTGATTCAGTTGCTGCTCATTGAGTGAGCCAGTCACATTGCGCTTAATATAATCAAGCGCTTCAGGGATAGGCGTTTTGGGATCAACTAGACCTTCATTGCCGGCCCATGCCAACAACTTATAATCACCTGGCGTAATACCAAGACGGTTAGAAACAATAGCAATATGGCGCTCTCGCTCTTGCCCCATATCCTCGCCAAGCATCTGGATAAGGCCGGCTGCTGATTGCTGGAAACGCTCAGGAACATTGCGAACAGATTTGCCGGTGGCAGTCATAAAGCTATCATATTCTGGCGGCGCCTTCTGCATTGCACCGGTAAAGCCATCTACTTCAGGTTGTTCATCGGAAGTGAAAAAAGACTTGGCCCGGTCAATAAGTCCAGACTGTTCTGGTTCTGGCTTTGGTCCGTAAAGCTCATTGTGCCAGGCGGCCAACTCCTTGGCGCCCTGGGTATCCCCTGAAAGGTGTGCTTTCTCAAGTGCTGTTAGCAACTGGTCCTTTGTAGGTTGTTGGTTCTCTGCCATCCCCGCCTCACTGTGAATACATTTCAAGTAATTTGTTGCGGTCTATATTACCACTTTGCCCCAAATCTTGAACCTGAATACCAAGCTTTCTCGCTGCTTGTGTTACAGCTTGCGAGCGAGTAACGCCACCTTGGCTATAAATCTTAGCCGCTTCAGTTGCTATAGACTGAACCTTGCCGCGTGTGGCTGGGTCAAGGTTTTGCAGATTACCCTGCTGATCAAACAAACCACCAAGCAATTCACCAGCCTGGCGATACATCAATGACTCATCCGCTGACTTTAAACCACCATCGCCACTGGCACGCGTTAATGCGTTCTGCCGACTCGTCTGACGGTCAAGCTCCTGACTGCTTGTTGTGCGCTCAATGACGCGACCATCCTTGTACAAGCGGTCCTCTGTGCCAAACGTCATGCGCTCAGGGTTCTGTAGCAACTCATCAACCTGGCGAGCCCTGGCAAGCTGCATTTGCAGAAAGTTAGGATCGTATTGCTCAGGCATCTTTGCTGCGAGCTCTGGTGATACGCTTTGCCTGGCAAGCTGATAAGCCTGCTCAGGGTTTTCTGACTGAAGCACATAGGCTGACATCTTGCCAACCGCATCAATGTTTTCCTGGGTCTGTTTGCGCTGGCGCTCATCCATCTTACTAAGTGACTCAAGCATCTTTTTAGCTTCTTCAGGGTCGAATGCGTTAAGCTGCTGCATTGCCTCCTGATCACCGGTTGACGCCTTGCTGCGGAGTTCAGAAAGCGCATTACCACGCTGCCGCGCCGCATCACGATCCTCTTTCTTCCAGTCCATCATTAACGCGTTCTGCTCGCGTGACTGACGCGCACCCTTCACGGCCTCAGCGGTACGGTAAACCTGGCCCAAGTCGATTCCAAAAGCATTAGCCATGATTAGCCTCCCATCATGTTGTAAAGAAGGTAATTTTGCATACCCTGGTTAGCCGCCTGAGCATATCCCTGATAGGCACTTGACCTTGCATTGCCTTGGTTTATTGCGTTTTGCGCAATAGCGTTTCCTGTAGCAAGCGTGCTCTGAGTTACATTGCTTGCCATATTTTGCCTTGCATTTGCATCCGCCTGGTTCGCTACCTGACCAACATTTGCCAATGATGCAAGCTGATTGAAGTTTGTCGCCTTCTGGCCAGCATTGCGCGCATAGGCGTTTGCATACTCATTGCTGGCAAAGTCTTGTCCGTACCGGGTAAGTGCTTTTTGTTGTGCGCCTGATTGCAACATACCTCTTGCTGCTGCGCTCTTATCCAAGGCGTTGACACCTTCTTGCAGTCGGAACTGATAACCAGGATCAGCTTCAAACTTAAAGTTGCTTGGGTCAAATTCGCCTGAAGCAATGCCGGCCTGAAGCTGACCAAGGGCCTCAGTACCAATCTCACGCCATGGCGCGTTATCTTCACGCTGCTGGTCAAATACCTCTCGCTGAAACTCAATAGTTTCGCGGTTAGCCTGCACTTGAGCGTCACTTGCATTTTGTGAGGCTTTTGATTGCGCTTTGCTCGACTGGCTTGCTGAGTATGCACCAACAACGGCGCTACCAGCTACTGCTGCTGCAACAACTGACATGGCTTATCCTCCTGTTCGTTTGGTAGCGCTGCACGCTCTCCAGGCGGTAACTCCCGGAATTGCGCCATGCTGAATACCGTTAAAATATCTTCAATGCCTTCAGGGCTTGTGGCATCTGTCTTATGCACAGTGATCCAGTGTGTATCTTCGTGAGCATATCCAGCGCGTTTGCGGCCTGGCACACCTTCCATGATATTTACCCCGGTCAATCGCTTAACCCCATCAGGCGTTGCCACTGTAATATCACCGCTCAGCATAATATCAACGTAACCAAACTTATGTACTCGGCCTGTCAATAGAGTGCCTTTCGGTATCGTGATTTCACGCGCATACATTCCATTCACAAAACGGTGCTCTACTGGCATTTCAACCTGTTCATGCTCAAGCATGACTTCTTCCATGGATTCAATCTTTTCGTTAACCTGCTCTGCCAATAGTTGGTAAACTTGAGACGGGGTTAGCTGTTCCATTAAAACACCTCTACACCTGAGCCCATAACAACAATATCAGTGCTTGATGCAGTGCCTGTCTTGCAATGAATTGAATCACCAGGCTTTAAAACCTGACCTTCAAGCTGATATGCCGGCCACGCCTCATTTGCATCAACAAGCTTTGCGCTTACAACCTTGTTTGCATCAGTAGCTGAATCGCCAGAAGGTACGATGTGAACGTCTATAGCTTCAGCATCTGCACCATGGTTTGTAAAGGTTAACTTACTGATAATCGTTTTCTTGCTTGCAGGGCTTGCATAATAAGGCGCCAATGTATCGCTTATCGCTTGCGGCTCAATAATCTGTACTGGTACGGCTTGCATATTGATCTCCTAAATTCCTGAATAACTTTTTGTGCCAACAAATGCCATAGACGAAACCATGGCTCTAACTGACTCTATTTCTTTTTTTAGTTCGGCTATCTCGCTGCTATGCGACCTGGTAATTGAGTTAACCATAACGCCAACCGACAATATTGCCTCAAGCAATTGCTGAGTATTATCTGACTTTGATTGCATAGCCATAACTACGGCGCTGCCAATAAGCTCATTTATTTCATGCTGTCCTACGCCGCCGCCAATTTGAAAAACCTGCTCTCCTGGACCATCCTGCTGCACAGGCTTAACTGAAGGCTGAGACTTTAAGCCAGTCATAAGCTTGACTATAAAATCACTCGCATCATCATTGCCACCTGACCTCTCCCATAGTCTATGAAGGAAGTCAGAAAGCGCCCTTGTTGGGTATCCTGTTCTAGGATCAACAACCTGCACCGCCAATGGTGGCGGATCAACCTTAATTCCTGCCACCTTTAACCTCCGCAAAAGCTGAAATAAAAACAACCGGAACGGGATCAGATATAACTACCTTTATCTGCCTTTGCCTGAACATTCCAAGCCTATTCCACTTAACCCTTGTAAGATACTCCCCAATCTTGCCAATACTTGCCCAATGCTCATTACTCCAAGTCTTACCGCCATCATCAGACCAACTAAGCATTGCTTGTGGATCATCCCCTTGGCCGTAAGTAAGCCCAATCCCGCTCTCCATATCTATTTCAAAACTGCTCATTGAGATATTGTTTCTCATTGCGTGTATTGGCGGTGAAACAGCTTCCCTTACTATCGGATCAGAATCATCCATCATTGAGTTCATTGATAACTCATAAACATAACCATTCTGAAAGTCACCAACTAGGTTGCGACCAAAGCATTTTGCATAACAATTTGAATGATGGCGGACCCACTGGTAATGAGATCGCTCATGCCATAGGCCAGTTGAAACATCAAAACACCATGTAATATTTTGGCTTGGGAATGTTATTAAATAAAATTTATGGCCTTCATCATCATAGGTATATGAAAAGGCATCATCCACCTTTCCAGACCTAATACTGTACTCAACTGCGTGAGTGCTTATTCTTTGTGGAAGGTAGCCGTTAGCGCGATAAATTATTCTGTCATCGCCAAGCCAAAAAACACTGTTGTCAATCTTTGCAGCTGAATGAGCTGCTGCAATTCCTCTCTCTACAAATGCGCCTTGCATCCGTTCAAATGGAAAATCTGGATCGCCACTGTTATACCAAACTTCAGTGCTGCGCTCTCCAAACACCCATAATTCTCGATGGTCAGATATTACAGCAACAGTATCATCTGGCGCGCCCTCTGCGCTTGCATAATCAAGAGCATCAAATTCAGTCGATAACAGCTTGCTTAAAAAAAACTGACCTGTACCAATACGGTTGAAAACAAAATATCCATCTTGATATGTCACTGTGTTTGCAGGGTACCAACCATCACCGCCTAGAACCTTTATTCCATTATCCTTGTTGTATGAATACCCATGAGAACCATCAACAATAACAATATCAATCCCATTTGTGGCTGAGCTAACTCGGCCTGTAATTTTTATTGCACCAAGATCAAGGTAACTTCCATCCTTATTAACTTTATACAGGTTGCTATTAGTAACAGCATAAAGCTCGTTATTCATAACCTGCATTCCAAGAATTGGATAAGTTGGAAGTTTTGAAAAAACAGCAGTTCCAGGAGTACCGTATAGCACAACTGAGCTTTTGCTATCTTGCGGTAGCGCTTCAGCAAAAAGGTTAACAAGCCTTGAACCGTTAGCCTTTTCGCTTCTACCTTTATGGCTGCCGACAGCCCATTGAATTGGTATTTTCATAATGGCCCATGATTAATGTCATACCCGTTCTTGCGTATCAATCCTGAGTCAACTTCCACAGTACCCATGCGCGTTTTGCTGTTGGTGCGTTTTAGTACCATGATTGCCTGGCGATAACCTGCTGCAACTGCCGGTGAAACGTCAACGCCATACTCTGGCGCAAGCTCAATAGCAAGACCAAGACGAATAGCTTTGTCATAACCTGGCGGGAACTGCACAGACTCGGTAAGCGCTGGCAACTCGGTGATAGGCTTGGTTGTGACCAGCTTCAGCGTGTCACCAGCTGTAGGAATGCAGCTGAACTCAATGCGGCCAAGTGGGTATTCTGGTTCGTAGTAAACGTAATCGGGCGTATTTACCACGGTATCCTTCAAGCTAATGTTGGCCCAAAGGTTAAGGCTGGCAATACTTACCGGTGTCTCAAGGTTTCCGGCATCACGAATACGCACGTTCTCAATGGTAGTGGGGCGCACTGTGTCAAAGTCACCACCAGGACCAATGGTATAAGTTCGCTTGCTGCTCAGTGTGAATGATTCATGCGTTAATGCAGGAACAAGCAAACCTTCATTGCTCCAACTATCCAGCATCTGCTTGGCATATTGGAGTGCATCTTGTGCTTCTGAAGGCTTAGCTTGCTCACCACTGGCAAGCACGCCGATAGTGCGCAACGCACCATCAATCAGTTGCTTGGTCGTTGCCATTCAGCTTCTCCTGGATCTTGGCAATCAAGGTTTCTTCCTTCCAGGCTTTCATCAACTTCAGACCAAGGCCCTTACCAAGCTCAACATGCTCATCTTTAGTAAGGCTCTCAGGGTTTTCCTGGAATGCACTTAACAGGCCCTGCTGTTCAGCTGTGAGCTCTGCACCACCTTCATCACTTGATTCTTCAGCCTGCTTGAACTCTGCCGGCGAGTCTCGCCAGCCTTCTTGCTCAAGATCGTCAATATCAGCTTCATCTTCCAGGGTGAATAGTTTTGCACCATTCTCAGGATGATAAAGCCACATACGCTTTGGTTTGTTCTCTGGCATTGTGTTTCTCCGTCAATGGTAAAATGGCGGCACTAGGCCGCCCGGTGAACTATCTTAACCTGCTGCTGACCACATGCGGTGGGCAAGTTCAGGATAGATAAGGTGAGTACCCCATACCGCATCAATACGGGTGATCTCAGTTTGCTGGTTGATGTCGTATGCACCAGTCATGCACAGTGACAAACCAGAATCAGGATCACGCACGCGTGACTTGACGGTAGCTGACTGAGGCAACTCAAGATCAACCATTGCCAAGGCACAAGCATCACGGTGGAACAGGAAGTTCTGACGGTAGCTTGTATCTGCGGTACCCAACACGGTGATAGCTGCACCATCTGCTGGCGCTGCTGACACGTTCTGGAATGCAGAAAGGCTAACAGTGTTACCTTCAGCGTCCACAGTGGTCAGTGTGCCATCGTTGATAGCAGGGCTTACCGGGATAGTGGCATTACCAGTACCGTCACTGTTCACATCAGCTGTTACAACAAAGTGCTGTAGGCGGCCAGTTGACTGGTAGCTTTGTGGGTTGATCTCATAGACACCGGCAAAGGTGATAACATCACCTTCTTTCAGCAATCCAGTGACGCCAGTATCCCAACCATCAGTTACAATGCTTGAGCCAGTCTGGTCTGCACCATTGGTTAGTGGCGTGCCACCATGCGCACCAACAACGTGAACAGGAATGTTTGCAGACTCGAACAGGTCAAAGCCTGCAAGTGGGCCCATGTAACCCTTCTGTAATGCACCCTTCACCATTGCTTCATTGTTCTTGTTGCTGATTGCATCGCTGATTTCAGCGCCATCCAGCATGTTCAAGATACAACGGCGCATACCATCATCAGGCACAGCCACGTTACCCATATAGGCTTTCGCCAGGTGGAATGACTTGGTGCCGATAGCAGTGCCCGGCGTGCCTGAACTGAAAAACGCTTTCTTCATTTCAAGCAGGATAGAGCGGTCAATCACGTTGGCCAGCTGGATAATACCAGACTTCAAGTAACGCTCTGAGAACTGCTCAATGCTCAGCGTGCGGTCACGCATGGTTACTTCCAGACCAAAGTGCTCTTGGCGGTTAATCTGGAATGGGATTGTCTGATCGACCATTGGTTGCTTCTGCAACACGCGGCCAGACGCGGTTTTAGTACGGAAAGGCTTTTTCAGGCTGATAGTGTCACCAACCTTTGCAAAACGCTTTTCCAGATCACGGTAAACAAGCGGTGCTGTTACCAAGTTGTTTTTGAGAAGGCGCAATGCCTCTTTGATGATAATGTCATCCGTTAAGATGCGATTGCCTTTTTCACCTTGTACGCTCATGGCTTAATACTCCAAAGTTTCTGTTACCAAAAGCCTCGGCCACCACGCTGTTCCTTTTCGTTCTGAGTGCGCTCGTATTCAGCAAAGTCCATATCTTGTGGAGCCTTGCTTGTTGAGTCGCTTCCCTTAACTGGATCAATCGGGTCCGGGGCGCTAGTTGTCTTTTTACCGGGCTGTTGCGGTTTGGCTGCAAGCTTAGCTTCGATTTTGCCAATCTCCTTTGCCTGGGCAATAGGTGATAGCTTGGCAATACGTGCGGCCTCCTGCTTGTTCTTACCAAGGTGATAGGCAATTGCTCCTGGATCTTCAGAATCAGCCATAGCGATAACCATATCGCGGGTGATCTGCAAATCCTCTTGGCCGATTACTTCATCAAAGTCCTTGAGTGCTTTACGCGTTTCGCTAAATGCGTCCTGCACATCCTCAAGTGCTTCAGTGAACTCTGTATCCTGGTCGCCTTTGTCTTTGCTGTTGTCGTCATCAGCTGCGGCCTTGTCATCCTTTTTGCCTTTGGCGCCAATCTTCTGATCAGCTTTCCAGTCGGCCAGGGCGTCAAGGTACTCGTCATAGCTATCAAAGTCTGACGGATCAGGTTCGCCTTCATCGTCCAGGGTTTCAGGCTTAGCCTTGCCACCCTTCTTACCTTCAGCTTCTTGCAGTTTACGCTCGGCTTCTTGAGCTCGGCGCTCTGCTTCAGCTGCACGCTTGGTCAAGCGGTCAATGCGCTTCTGAAAACGTCCACGGCCTCGGCGGTGGTTCGCTTCCTCGCCGGCATCGTCATCGGCGTCTTGTTCATCGGCATCATCCTTGCCACTGTCCTTGTCATCATCCTGGCCTTCCTGCTTGCCTTCATCCTGCTCTTGGGCGGTGGCCGATTCATCACCCTCAGTGTTTTGATCCTGGGCTTGCTCATCTGCCTTTGCCGACTCTTGTGCTTGCTCAGTCTCTGCGGCCTCGGTAGTAACAACTTCAAAGTTGTCGGTATCAGTGGCTTTGTTTTCGTCTGCCATGCGCGCTCTCTCCTGTCGCGGATTTTTTAACCCCATGAAGCCATGGGTAGCTTATAACTACTTGACATTATAACGTGAAAATACTAATGAGCAATCACGTTAAGCATTCCCTTGGCTCTGAGCCATTAATTCGGCCATAGCCTCAGCAACCAGGTTGCGCACTGTTTCTTCCAGTGATCCAGGGCCTGCCATCATTGCAGCCTGTTCTATTTCTGCCAACTTCGCTTGTGCTTCAGCTGTCTTAGCTTGTGCCATTGCCATATCGGCCTGGGCTTTCGCTGTGTCTGCCTTGGCTTTCTCCATATCGGCTTGAGCCTGTGCCATATTGGCTTGCTGTTCTGGTGACGGTTGAGGCGGTTCAATACCTGCTTCCTCCATTTCATCCTGATCAAGAATGCCAGGCGGCAATGTTTTCTGTAATCTGCGTGCAATATCCTGCGCGCCAGGCCAGTCCATATTCTTAGCGATAAGGTCAAGGACCACACCACCAGCTGCCGGTACTGCCTGTACAAACTGCATTAAGCTGTCTGCTGCTTCCATGCGCTGTGTTTGATAGCTTGGGCCAGCCTTCACGGTTACATCAAACTTACCTGCTGCAATATCGTTAACCAGGACAGGCTTCTTAGTTTCCTCATCCATTACCATCTGATTTATCTGAACCCAATCACCTTCACCATCCTGGAAGCGCAAGCGCAACACGCGGTCACTGTCATACACTCGCGGAATAAGCTCAATCAGGATCTGACCAACACGGCGAATAGCCCGGCTCAGGTTGTCGATATAGGCAAAGGTGCCGCGATCACCCTGACGCTGGCGTGCAAGGATGGCTTTGCCGCTTTGCTCATTCCCCTGGGCGCCAACGCTCGCATCATACAGGCCAATGGTGGCCTTCATTTCATCGGTAGCGCTCAATGCAAGCTGAAGCTCTGCCGCTGGCATACTGGCCGGCATATCACGCTGAGGACGGTCAACACCTGGTAAAGCGTTATAGCGTAGAACGCTCATGTTCTTGCGATTTGCCTGGTTCCATTCTTCCTCATAGCCTTCAATTGATTCTGCCGGCGCTACCCACGGCGCTTTTGGTGCCAATGCAACACGCTCTGTTGCTGCTGTCATCCAGTAGTTGTGCATACGCTGGGCATCCTTACCAAAGCGAATCAGACCACGGTAATAGGTCTTGTCACCGATAACCATTTCCTTACCAAGCACAGGTGCCACAGGAATGGTTGAGCCAGGCCAATCAACCGGGCCTTCTAGCACATCGTATGCAGTAACCTTCATCCATTTAACTTTGTAGGTTTTGACGCGTCTTTCACGCGTGACTGTCGTGCCAAGCTCGCGCAACTCGTCAAGCACATCCTTTACTTCATCTTCCCACACGGTACGGCCATCACTGAGCAATAACAGCTTGCGAGTTACCGGTTCACGGTAGAAGTATTCAGATACACGCACACCTTCTTCATTGGTCCACCAGCTGTACTCACCACGCTCAGCATCACTCAGATCACCAACGGCTTTTCCTGGGTACCGCTTTTTAAACTCTGCCTTGCTCATGCGCTCGCTGATAAAACACCAGTTTGCATCACTGTAGTCTGGCTCTGTTGCGTCCGGGTCCATCAACACAGCAAAGCGGTTGTGAATACTCTTGATGCACAGGTCAAGGTCAAAGGAATCATCAGTGCTGTACTTTGTGAGAACGCGCAACCAACCAAAGCCACCTTCAACGGCGTGCTGGAATGCGTTGTCATAGTGCGCTTCTGCGTTGCTGGTGTACTCGATGTTGCGGATCAGGCTCTCATACACTTCTGCCAGGCTGTAATCAGAAGTGCCGGCCACGTTTGGCACCTTGCTGGTGTCCTTAGTGGCATTAGCCTCAACTGGATGCACCTGGATTGCCGGGCGGTTCTGGCGCTGATCACCTAACACCTGGTCAACGTATTGAGGCAACTTGTTCAGCGTCAAGCATGGGCGGCCCTCATCCTCCCGTTCCTTGCGCACAGACTCAGGCCATTGTTGGCCGGCCAGGAATGAAATATCTTCCTGGGCTGCATCAAAGTTATGCTTCCAACAAGTAACGGCGTGCTCCGCTCGCTCTCGTATTTCCTGAAGCATTGCCTCTTGGCTGTCGTCTTCCCTGGTCTTAATCGGTTCATTACCTGGTAGCATGGTTGTCTCCTGTTAATCTGCAAAGCGCTGAAAATGCAGCTGCTCATCTGTTAATGGCTTTGGTTCGCCATGAATAACCCGCTTCAGCTTTATAAGCGTGCAAACATCCCCATCAGCCAAGTGTGCATTATCATTAAGAGTCTCAGATATGGCAGACTCAAGCTGTTTGATTCTTCTGTCCTGATCATCAATCCTTTCTGCTGCCTCATAGCACGCTGCATTAGCAACGCCATCATCAGATTGTATTGTTGCTGCAAGCTCTCGCATTGCTGCGCTTATAATTTTTGTTTCTGTCATGTCTAGGCTCCCATCCAGCCACCGGTACCCATAGGCATTGGCTTGGCTGGCTTCTTCGGTTCTTTGTCTTTCCAATGCAAGCCCATCTGCTGGATTGCATCAGTGTAGTTTGTTGCCCACTTCGGCCCGGTCTGGTCCTTGAATGTTTCATTGTCGTGATCCCACTCACGGCGCAATGCCTTGAGGCCATCCCATCCCTTTTCACACCTGGCGTTATCAATCCAGATACGCGGAAACAGCATCTTCAAAGCGTTGATACTGTCACGCTTGCTCTTACAACGCTCAACCAGCGTGAACTTGATACCCATGGTCTTGGCTACCTCAATGCGGCTACGCTTGGTCATCAGGTCACGAACTGCCAGATCATGCGGTCCTAAATGCTCGGCGTATCGAATACCGTACTTGTCGGCAAAGTCATGCAGCCAGTTGATATAGTGCTCCATGCCTTCGTTGTTATTGCCATAGCAGGCAATCATGCGTAGCTCTTTGCGGTGCGGCTGCATAAGCCAAACAACCATATCGTCATTGATACCAAGATCCCAAAACGTATAAACCGGCAATGACTTCTCAACCGGGATAGCACAATAGCGGCCTTCTTCAATAAGTAGCTCAACCTCTTTCTTGTACACAACGCCTTCAGCCAGTGCTTCATCAGGGTTTTGCTGGTACTGCGAGCTAAACATATACGCGTCTGCTTTCTCCATTGCGAGTAACACCTCTGTTGGTTCTTTGTCTGGCCAGTAGCTGGTGCGCTTGCCGGTGAACTTGGTGTCATTGATACACGCCTCGCGCATATCTGCCGGCAACGAATCCAGGTATTCCCTGTCAATGAGCGCCGGGACCTTATACACAAGGTAATCATCCGGTGCCTTGTCACTTAACAGGAAGTCGGTGCTGTCGCCTTTACCTATGCGCTGCTGAACCATAATGATAGGCACACCATCATGTGCCAAACGTGAGCGCACGACTCGGTTCAACTGCTTATTACCCTTATCCATCACCTTCGCACTGTTCTGGTCTTTAGGTGGCATCGGATCATCAAGGATAAGCGCCCCGGTAAAGCCTTCTTGCATGAAGCCTGCCCGGCGTCCTGTTACCTGGCCGTTGATACTGGTACCAAACATTCGGTGCATGTTGTCGTTCTGGTCATGGTACTTCCAGTCACTCTTGCCCTTGGTATCCTTGCTCTGCTTCATCGGCCACAAGGATTGAAATTCCTCACTGTCGATAATCTCTTTTACCCTGGCGCTGTTCTCTGTTACCAGGTCATCAGAATAGCTAAGCGGTAGCCACCTGGTTGAGCGGCCTTCCTTGATACACTGGATGATGCACCACACAGGCCAGTGTATTGACCATATCTCTGTTTTGGTTGAGCCTGGCGCCACATTCACAATGCCGCGCTTAATCTTTCCTTGGTAAACCTGCTCAGCAAGCTGGCATTCATAAGTGTGGTGCCAGTTCTTCCTGAAGTATTGGCCCTGCAATAGCTGGAACCAGATACGCATAAAAGCCTCAAAAGAGGCTTCACTCATCACCTTAACGGCTATCTTCTCCGCGTCCGTCATATCCTCCCACTTCAATAAGCGGATAGGCTGCCCGTTCGGTAGGTGCTCAAGATCACTCATAGACGCTCAAGTACCTTGTTGATAGCTTCGGCAATGTCCGGCGACTTAACATCAGCCTGGATCTGCAATGGCTTACCATCCTTACCGGTCACTTCATGCTTGCTTGGTGCATTCCATCCTTCCAGGTCTGCAATCTGCTTGATAGCGCTATGTGGATCATGCAACTCAAGCTTTGGCCCAAACTTGGTGGCTGTAACAGACTTGATTGCCGCTGCCGCTTCAGGCGTGAGCTCATCACTGTTCTTGATTCGCCACACTGTTTGCTTTACCGGGTTGCCATCTTCATCTTCACCAACAACCTGCTCAGCAAATTCAGCAATATCTGTCATCGTGACGCGTGCTGCACGCGTGAGCCTTTCGAGCGCCTCCTGTCTTGTCATTACTGCATCACTGGCGGCTGCATTCATTAGTGACTCATAAAACTTCTTCACCTTAGCGTCAGTTAGCATACGACTAACTATTGCATCAGCTGATTTCTCGCTCTTTGTCTTGCCACCAGCTGCGTAATACGCCTCACGCTGGCTCATTTTCCCTGTAGCCAGGTTGATAACAGTCTTACGCTGAAGCGGTGTCAGCTTACTGCCAAGCTCAAGCTGTTCTTCTGTCAGCGTTACACTCATGTCCTAGTCCTTCTTTGTCGGATATTCCTCATCATCCTTACCGGTACTGAATGGCGCTTGGCCGTTCTCTGGCTTCCAGTACAAACGATGTTGAAACCACTTTTCCATAATGAAGATTGCCCGGCCTCCCATGTGGCCGCTTATCCCGGTTAATGCTGCTGTCATGTAGAAGCTCATACCCATCTCTGCGCACAAGTACGCGGTAATGAGTCCAGCGAAGCCACTTATGGTCCACTCGCCAACGAGCTCGATCAGGGAAAATGGCATCTTGGTTTTTCTGACTCGGTTAATGTAAGACACGGTGCCACCCCATATCGCAAGGAATATGAACCACAGGTACCCAAGGCCAGCATCAACCAGCATCTTGATAATGTTTGAACCGCCTTGACCATCAGGCATACGCTACCGCCCCCATATTCCAGTTAGTTTTGACCTGGGCTGCCACCTTGCGGATCTCGTTCACCAGGGCGATAGCCTGATCAACGGTTTCAATCACAGTGATAGCCCCCTTAAACCCTCCATGGAACTTCACTTGCGCCGGTGTCAGCTTGCGCTTGCTCGGAACTTTGTCCCCGTCCTTTACTTCTACCAATACGGTAATGCCACCATAGCCAACAACCAGATCGGTCATGCCATCATGGGCGCTGCTTGTGATCTCCACACTAACACCCATACCCCTCATAACTTCAACTAGCTCCTGCTGGTTCGCGTCAGTCTTTGCTGCTCTGCGTGCCATTTACTTTTCCCTTGCCTTACCCTTCAGCTTTTCGTATGTGCGCAAGCCTCCCATACCAAGCATGGCGAGGATGAGCTCGAAAAGGTTATCTGTTGGGATTGTTGGCACCGTTGCTACAGCGCCAGTGGTGGATATGATGAATGTTGCTACCGGGTACCCGACAAACTGCCAGAATACGCCTATACCGCAAGTCCATCCAATGAATGGGCGCCAGCCTGCTACAAATAAAGACTTATGCGCCGCTTCCTGCTTGTTGATTTCAGCTTGGGCCTTATTGAGCTCAACCATTGCATTAAGCTCTGCCAGTTCGCCATTCTGTTGCAACTCAATAAGCTTGAGTTTTGCTTTTTCGGCTGCTTCCTTATCCGGTATCAGCTTATCAATGATACTTGTCACTGGACCTATCAATAAATCAAGCATTGATAACCTCCATGTGCGGATAGTCCCAACCATGGAAAGATCGGCCTTTGTTACCAAACGTGCCGCCCCATCGTAGTGAAATTGTGATCTTGCCTTGCGCTTTTAATCGCTCAGCTGTCGAAAGGATTGTTGCGGCCACCATTGCCAGGTGAACCTTATCAAAACTTGCCGAACCATTAAGGTAGGCGTAGAAGTCCAGCGCATTACCAGACTGGTGATTGCTTAGCTTGTTGTAACCATCGGCCTTGCTATTGTTATCCAGGAATAGCGAGTGCTGTTCTTCCGCACTCCTTAAACCGCCATACTCAGGGATACCAAAGTCGATAGGTGATACAGCTAAAGCTTCGTGAAACACCAAAACAAGCTCAGGATGAACGCCGGCCATCCTGCTCTTGCTTCTTTCACTAAATTTGAACGCCATAGAACACCCCGTTTTTATTGTCAATACAGGGTTGATTATAAACCAATGTCAATATAAGTCAGCCTCTTTATAATCGGTTTCGCTGGCGGTCCATATTCATCATCAATGAGTTAAGGCGCTTTGTCGCGTGCCCCACGCGTGAGGCGCACGACAACAACACATCAGAATGGAATGTCTTGATCCCAGTCATCCATTGGCGGCTCATTGTATTGAGGCGGCGCACTCTGTCTTTGACTTACTCCCTGCTTGGCCTGAGCGTAACCGCTGCTTTGTTGGCCTTGGAACTGTCCGGAATTGCCGGATTGTTGGCCTTGAGGCTTGCTATCAAGCATTTGAAACTCACCACCAGGACCGACAACAATCTCAGTAGTGTACTGATCTTGCCCTTGCTGGTTCTGCCACTTGCGCGTGCGTAGTTTACCTTCAACGTAAAGCTTTGAGCCTTTACGCGTGTACTCGCCGGCTACTTCTGCCAGCTTCCCATACAGCACAACACGGTGCCACTCGGTTTTTTCTACCGGCTGGTCTGTCTGCTTGTCTTTGTACTGTTCGCTGGTGGCAATGCTCAGGTTAGCAACTGCATTTCCGTTGGGTAGGTATCTGATTTCAGGGTCCTGCCCTAAATTCCCAACGATGATCACCTTGTTAATTCCGCGTGCCATACATCACCTCACGATAGAGCGTGAACGATAGACCTGAAAATATAATCTTTGGCCTGTTGTTCTTTTGGAAGTTGTTCGAATGGCACCATGCAAGGATGAGTTTTTGCTTCAGGATCTTTAACCTCACCATAAACCCAGCCATCAGCCTCCTTCTCTGCCATCCAGCTATTATGTGAAGCTTCAGGCCCTGCGCTTTTGTTGACGATATGGAAGGCCACACCATTTATGGCGCTTTTCACTTGCCAGTCCGGCGCTTCTTCCCATGATGGCTGTGAATCATCACCCATTGCCTGGCAATAAGCTCTGTTTGCCTCATGGCATGTTTTGGCAATGAGCATTAGCTTTTGTTCTTCAACTCGCTTTGCTCTTTGCCGATCGGTTAAGTTACTTGAGAATTTACCCATTAGCTTTCTCCAAAGTTTGCCAGGCTTCATCTTCAGCGCTGATAACACCATGCTGGCGGTCAACGCATTCACCCCTGGCTTGTTCAATTACCTGGTCAAACGCTTTTATCAACTCTTGCGCCTGACCTCTTATTTCGCCGTTCATGTGCTTCTCATACTTCTGAGCCAGTGATCCATATTCACGGCGCGATACATCAAGCAACTCCACCAGCAACTCAATGTTGGCTTGCTGCATCCGTATTAATTCGTTGGCTTTGTGAAGGTCTTTGATTTCTTCCACTGTCACCTCCTTTCCAGCTGCTGCGTATGCCACTTTGAATGGCACCCCCAGCTGAAGCATTGTCATTATTGGCATGTAACAAAAGCCCGGCGCATGGCCGGGCCTCCCCTGTTAAGCGCTGAACTTACCTAAGTATGTGATCAGCTCATAATCTTCAAAGCTGTCGTTCAACAACTCCATGAACTCTTGACCCATTTCTTCCTGGACTGCTTCAAGGCGTTTAATTCGAGCCACCAGCGCCGGCGCTTCACCGCCAGTCAGCACAGATAGACGCAATTCAAAGCTTCGTTCTGCCAGGCCGTTGTAAGGAATGCAGGTGAAGCAGAACCCTGAAGGCATACCGTGATCACTGCGCGCTTCAACATTTTCCAGGGCGCTACGGCTTGCCTTAAAGTCCTGAACTTCGTGATCTTCCTTGCGGCTTGATTCGATAGTCAGGCGGCGCACTGCGCTGATTGCCTTGGTTAATGCAATAGCATCACCTTCAGCATTGTATGCCTGGATATGATCACCCCAATCTTCCAAGAACTCTGCCAGCGTCTTTTGACTCATCTTGCTGCCATCAATACCAAGCACAGCGCGATACTCTGCCGTTTTCTGAAGCTGAAGCTTGGCGGTGTAGTCTGCATGGCCTGGTTGTTCTTCTGTGCCAAGGTTGAATACGGTAACTGCATTCATGGCTTCAGGATCAACAAAGCAGGCGGCACCAGTTCGGTCATGGTCAGTACAGTAGCGCACAAAATCTTCAGGGCTGATTGTGCTCATGTTGCCACGATAGCGAACGCGGCCAGCCAGGTAGCGCTCAAGGTTCTGAATGTCGAACTTTTCAGGCGTCACAACTACTGGCGTTTGAAGGTTAACTTTATCCAATGCAGCTTGTACCGATTCTGCTGTTTGGGCCTGCTGGATCTGCTCGATTGCTGATTTATCCATAATATTTTTTACCTTTAAGTAAGATTTTTTACATAGGGCGCACCAGGCGCCCGGCGATTAATTGACTTTCTTGGTGTTCGGGAAAGCGCTCACCTTGTCTGAAGGCTCGCCTTTCTTGTCGAACATCTGCCCCTGGTTCTCAGGGAAGAACGAAAGCGCACCACGGGTACCAACGTACATTGGCGTGCTGGTTGAGTTATCCTCGCTGATTGAGCCTTTTGACGTTGGGCGCTTGTACTTCAGCACATGGTCAATCTGTACCTGGTGACTGCTGCCGATCTGCTTAATATCAAGCGTGATACTGACAGTGCCTTTTTTGCCATGGTCAATTACTGACGCGGCAACATCACTGAGGATTGCAGAAAGCTTCTCCTCGAATACGCCGCCATCAAGGTCGGCAATAAATTGGTCTACTTTGGTGCTCATAGGTCCACCCCATAAATGATTGATTCAAGCTCCTGTGACGCTTCAAGGCTTACGCCATGCTTGTCACACCATTCCGCAAGGCTGTCCAGCGTTTGCAGCTGGCACTTCAAGCGGTACCCTTCAAGGCGCCACAACTCTTTACGCGCCGATTCTTCAGCATTCTGCTTAGCTATCTTCATACCAAGCTCTGCATCAAAGTTCTCAGGACTGGCACACGCGCTTATCTCGGTCGCCACACTGAAGCCATTGCTCAGGAATGCTGTTGCCACTGTCGTAGTAGTGCCAGGCACCACATAGCAATGGACGTTAAGATCAGCGACAAGGCTATCAATGCGCGCCGGCGTGATACGCGGGGCCGTTAACCCCTTGTCCTGGATCTCTTTTTCTACTGCGTTATCATCCACGGTTTTTCTCCTGTTGGATTCTGTCGTAAATTTCCTCGCGGTGAACTTCAACATCACGCGGGGCGTTAACTCCCAGCTTTACCTGGGAACCATTGACGCCAAGCGGGACTATCTCAATCACTTCTCGCCCGGTGTCGATGAT